CCCCCCCACTCAGCAGTAGGGTGCAACCTCAGACGTGTTGGTCGATCCAACTCCTGATTTCCCCTGCCCTGTCCACCTGTTCTCGGGAAAAGTCCCCTCCAAGCACTAGGGTGTCGGTAGCAGCTTGGGGGTGGTCGATAAAGGCAGTCAGCATGCGGTTCCACCGTTCCCGGTTTTCTTGGACAAGGGCGTCTTTTTGGCTGATGGCCATCACGTCTTGAAAGTACTTGACTCCCAAAGAGAGGCAGTCCAATCTGTCGTCGTGCTTTACCGCCCCTTTTTCCCGACACATCCTGGTAAGCTGGTACATGAGCATTCTTGGAAGTCGCTCTTCGGGGGCCATGTCGTGGTTGGACTGGTAGTCCCAGGTGACCAGACGGGAGTCCACAACAAGCCTGTGCTGGTTCAAGACTGGTTCCATTGTGTCGATGATTCGGTCCTCCTTCCTTGTCGTGGATCGGACCTCTTCGAACTCCACACCGACCTTCATTTCGATGGCGTGTTTCTTCATGACCTCCATGACCAGGCCGTCACCGAAGTTGGACTCAATCAACACCTTGGTTGCTTTGAACTTGCCTGCCATCCTCAGAATCCCACAAAGGGTCTTGTCGGAGTAGCCGTCTTGGGAGGCGTAGATCTCCCTAAGGAACAGGTTTCCATTGATCTGTGACAGCACAAGGGCTACGGTCTCGTCCTTTCCCCTTCCGGATGGGTCTACGGCAACGATGGTCTCCCCAAAGGGAACGGAGGGGCCTGTCTCCTGCGGGCCATACCATCGGTCTCCGGGAAGGGCAACACACGGAAGGTCCAACAGGGTTGACTTGTCGGTCCTCCACACCAGGCTGCTTGGTCCTACATTCCCGTCAAGGGGCAGGGCGATGATGTCAGCAATCTTGAGGGGGAACTTTTGGGCATCCGACAGGGACGTGTCCAGTTGGAACTGAAGCATGAAGTTGCTTCGGCTCATTGACTGTTCCCGTTCCAGAAGGTTCAGTTCTGAGAAGCGGGTGTCGGTAGGCTTCCATGCCAAAGCCTCAAGGCCTTGCTTGTCGATGTCTGCTTGGAGCTCAGGGGCAAGGATGTCTTCGTACCCGACAAGGGTCTTTGGATACCTAGCGGGCCACACCATTGGGAGGTAGTTCCGTTCACGGAGGGTCCGGTAGATGGTGAAGGTAGTTTGGGGCGTTCCCAAAAACACGATGCGGCTGTCATCCCTTGGGGTGAGCACGCTTTCGCCTTCGGTTACCAGTTGGAGTAGCTTCTCCCTCATCATGTCGGTGGCGGAGTTGGAAGGAACCTCAACGTCGTCAAAGAGGATCACGTCGGCCCGGCTTCCTGTGATCTGTCCAGTGATGCCAACACTCTTTACGGAGGGGCTTTGGGCTGGCCTACAGCCATACACGTCAAACGACACCCGGCTCCACCGTTGGTCGTCGTCCTTTGGGGTTAGGTGTTGTAGCCACGGAATCTCTATGAGACACTTTTGGCAGAAGATGGTGAAGTCGTCTGCTCGCTGCTTGGAGGCAGACACCACCATGATCTTTTTGTCTTTGTCTCGGTACAGGATCCAAAGGGCAAAGGCAGCAGCAATCCAGCTTTTGCCAAGGCCGCGAAATGCAGAGATCTGTAGTCGCTTGGGTCCGTTTTGGAGGTATGTGGCAATGGCAATCTGGGCTCTTGTTGGACGAGGCAGGTCTAGCGACTTCCAAACAAGAGCAAGGAACAAAGGGAAGGAGGCCCTCAGGCGGTCCTCAGAGGTGGCTTGATTTGTCATAAGGATACGGAGTACCAAAGAAGGGGTAGAGGCACCCTAGAGCGCCTCCTAGCCCCCTCTCAGGGGTTATTTCATTTCGGTGGTGTACTTCTTGCCACGCCACGTGAAGGTCTTGACCTTGGCCCGACGAGCATCCCTAAAGGCGTCATCGAAGGAGGCTGCGGTGTTTGGGGTAGCTTCCTTAGAGCCGGTTGCTTTTTTACGAGCAGCCAGAGATTGGCGGGCTTTAGCTTCTTGTTTTGCTA